CGAGGGCTTGTTACCCCTGGTATACTTAAGATAGAGTCGATTACCGGTCCTTTCACTGGTTCAGTGGAGGACTGGGGCGACTTTAGCTCATTCCTTCCCAAATTCTTTGCCATGTTACCACAACGGATTTCGCTGGGTCGACCGTCGTTTGCGACGTTGTCCACTTCAGTTGGTCCCAACGGTGGTAGGGCATCAGTTTCAGCGTTGAAAGACGCAGCAGTACTAAAATACTGTGAACCTGACAACCTTACTCACCTGTTGAAATTTGTGAACCATGCTTATGGGCGACGTTGGTATTGGGCCTTCCGATTAGTAATCGGTTGGCTAGCTCTCCTTTACTCTATCGTCTCACTTTCCTTCCCTGTGTCTTTAAAGGGTTCATACCCTTACGAAGGCATAGAAGGGATCGTGGGACCTAGAGATGGAGTGCTCCGCCGTAGTGTAAACTACGTGTGGTTCTACCTCCGTTACCTGTTCAGCATCCGTCCCCGGGTATCCAAACTGGGCGTTACCGCCAGGCTCTCTCGTTTAGAGGAAGCCGCCGGAAAGATCCGGGTCGTCGCAATCGTAGATTTCTGGTCGCAGATGGCTTTAAAACCACTGCACAGAGCTATTTTTGCGGTTCTCCGTTTAATTCCGAATGACGGAACGTTTGGTCAGGAGTCTTGTGTGGCCATGCTCCAACGTAAAGTTGGAGAAGGGCTTATACAAGCCAGGGAGCGGGGAGCAACGTTTACCGCTTACTCTTACGATCTGTCCTCAGCGACTGATCGGATCCCAGTTGACATCTACCAACTTATGCTAACACGACTCTTTGATGGGTCGTTTAGTGTGTTTTGGCGTGCTCTACTAACCTTCCGTAATTGGGAGGATAGATGGAACACTGTCAACGTACGCGGTGGAGTTGAACACCACCGTGAGGACCGTCAGTATGCCGTCGGGCAACCGATGGGAGCCTACTCTTCTTGGGCCATGCTGGCTTTAGCACACCATGCTATCGTCCAGTACTGTGCACACTTAGAGGGCTTCTCGGGATGGTTTGGGGAGTACGGTATTGTGGGTGACGATGTTGTTATACTTAACGACAAAGTCGCCGCACGTTACCTGGCCGTAGTTACCGGTTGGGGAGTGTCGATATCAATGAGTAAATCACTGGTGTCGAGCACCGGAGCGTTCGAGTTCTGTAAAAGACTCGTCCGCAACGGTGAGGATCTTTCAGGGTTACCCATAGGCCTGATTTATCAGGCTTGTGCCAATCCTGGAGATTCAGCTACACTCTTTGCACACGTTGTAAAGAGAGGCCATTCCCTTTTCCCGATAGCTATAGCTAGAACCGTTGCGTTCTTGCTTCAGGTTCCACCTCGGTTTACTACGCCGATTTGGAAACTCCAAAACCAGATACGCATAGTTTTTGCTATGTGTGTTCAGCCAGGATTCCCGCTATGGCAAGGTATCTTCCTTGTACAAATGCTTCCTTCCCTTACTGTGGAGGAACTTGAAGAACTAGTGAGAACTAGAGCTTCTCGTCCCACACAGGAGGTTGGGATTTATCGGTACTTGGAAGACCTTGCGTTCACAAGTCACCTGGCTGCTCTCCTTCCAGTAAACTGGAAGAAACCACTGGAAACAGTGGTTCCGGACCTAAATCGCTTTTTAGGGCGAAGGGTCCCAAGAGGGTTAGCCTTGTGGATCATCTTGTGGATGACACCACTCGGCTGGTGGCTGATAAAAGTTACCTTATTATCAGCCGGACGGTTATTCCTGTATGCATTGCGTGCATACGTGGAGACCGTCAACTACCCGGTAGCCTCGAATTTCTACACTCGATACCTGTTCTGGTTGAGCAGGATTCGAGCTAGATTTGTTGAGGACTACCGTGGGTCCTCCCGTGACTTCCTTACGGTAGTAAACCGTGCCTCAGGCCGTACTCTCTGGGACGTATCTTTCACTTCTGAATTGAAGGAGAGACGCGCCCGGAGACATATGACCTGGATCCTTAAGTCGATACGTAAGTACCGACCGGGGATCGAGGCTCCGTTAGATGACCAATGGCCACCAACGGTATAGGTGGGATCACGGAAGTAGGTAGTTAGGAGTAACCCTCCCTACTACCGAGTTCGGTGATCTGTCGGTGCCGGGAAACCGGTACTGGCTAAGTCGTAGGATATACGGTCTAACCAGGACTAGGGAATCCGCGGCTTACCTCCCAAATACGACCCTCGCAAACTTCTTTAGTACAGGGAGCTGCTCACTCCCCAAGGGTTGACTACTACCCCCGAG